TCTGCCGATACATCTAATACTACTGGTATTTGTGATAAAGTTTTAATTTATAATTATGCTACTCAAAAATGGTCAACAGCAAATGCTAATGCTAGTACAATATTTTCTCAATTTGTTGGAGCTTATACAGTTGAGTTAATGGATATTATTTCAGAAAACTTAGATAATATTAATATTTCATTAGATACTGATTTTTGGAATGGAGGACAATTATTATTAGGTGCTATTGATAGTGATTACAAAGCTGCTATTTTTTCAGGTACAGAAAATATAGGAGAAATAGAAACTTCAGAATTAGAGTTGTTTCCTGGAACAAGATCAAATATAATAGGTGTAAGACCTATTGTAGATGCTGAAGCAACTGTTACTATAAAAACTAGAGATAGATTATCAGATAATAGTACAGAATCTTCTGTATCAAATATGAATACATCAGGTATTAATCCAGTAAGACAATCTGGAAGATATGTTAAATTTAATGTAAAAATACCAAGTGGAGGAGCTTGGAAAGATGCTCAAGGAATTGATATTGTTGCATCAAGAGCAGGGTTGCGATGACAGATAAAACTGATATAGATAATGTTAGATATAGTTTTGAAACTCAAGAGTTCTTTCAAAGACAAATTGAAGAAGCTATCAATTCATTAATAAATGAAAAAAATCAAGAAAACAATAAAGCATTTGCTTGGTTTTTAGGAGATTAAAATGGCAGGAATAAAAGATTACTCAACAACACAAGCTGACAATACAACACTTAATAGTATTTCTACAGCAGAAGGAATGTTACCTTCTAATCTAAACAATGCAATTAGAGCATTGATGAAGAATACTAGAGAGTGGTTTAATGATAGTCAATGGGTAGAGTATGGAGATGGATCAGGTGCTTACACAGCAGCTTACGCATCATCTACTTCTTTTACAATTGCTAGTGCTGATGTAACTTCTTTTTATCATGCAGGAAGAAGAATTAAATTAATTGCTAGTACACCAGGAACAATTTTTGGAACAATTAGTTCATCATCTTTTTCAACCAATACAACTGTTAATGTAACATGGGATTCAGGTTCATTATCTAGTGAAGCTATTACAAATGTTTATGTAGGTGCTTTATCAAAAACAAATACATCTATTCCAGGTGATGTTATTGGTGCAACACAATTAGCAGATAATGCAGTTACTACATCAAAAATTCAAGGTGATGCAGTTAATGGAAGTAAAATTGCAGATGATAGTATAAATTCAGAGCATTATGTAGATGGTAGTATTGATACTGCACATATTGCAGACTCACAAATTACAACTGCAAAGATTGCAGATACAGCAGTTACTACAGCAAAAATTACAGATGCTAATGTTACTCTTGCTAAACTTGCAAGTAGTTCAGTCAACTCAGCAAAAATTGTAGATGATTCAATTGTTAATGCAGATATAAATTCTTCTGCTGCAATTGATGCTACAAAAATTGCAGATGGAACAGTAACAAGTACAGAATTTCAATATATAAATACTTTAAGTTCAAATGCTCAAACTCAATTAGATGCTAAACTTGTTAAAGCTAGTAATTTATCTGATGTAGCAAATGCAGGAACTTCAAGGACAAATTTAGGATTAGGAACTATTGCAACTCAAGCAGCTAATAGTGTTTCAATATCAGGTGGATCAATAACTGGTCTTGGCAATCCATCAAGTAATTCAGATGCTGCAACTAAGTCTTATGTAGATGATGCAGTAGCAGGATTAAGAACTAGAATTATTGCAGAATGTGCATCAACTGCAAATGTAAATATATCAAATGGTTTAGAAGCTGGTGATACAATAGATGGTGTTACTTTAGTTGCTGGAGATAGAGTATTATTAAAAGATCAAAGCACAGCTACAGAAAATGGATTATATTTAGCAGTATCAAGTGGATCTGCATCAAGAGATCCAGAACATGATACTATAGCTGAATTATCTGGTGGTATGGTTGTAATTAATCAAGGTTCAGTTAATGATAATAAAATATTTTTATGTACTACAGATAGTGATGGGTCAGTAGGATCAACTAACATTACTTATGTTACTATTACTCCACAAAATGTTGGAACAGTTACATCTATTGCAACTGGAACAGGAATAGATGGTGGTACAATTACATCATCTGGAACAATATCAATAGATTCAACAGTTGCTACTCTTGCTGGAACACAAACTTTTACAAATAAAACTTTAACTTCACCAAAAATTGGTACAGCTATTAATGACACTAATGGTAATGAATTGGCTAAACTTACAGCAACAGGTTCAGCAATAAATGAATTTACAATAGCAAATGCTGCTGCAGGAAATGATCCAACATTATCTGCAACAGGTGGTGATTCTAATATTGACATTGCTATAAAGCCAAAAGGAAGTGGTGAAGTTGTTGTTGGTACAGGTGCAGCAACAGCTACAATTACAACAAGTGGTACACATGATTTAACTTTAGACACAAACTCTGGAACAGACTCTGGAGTGATTACAATTACAGATGGTGCTAATGGAAATATTTCTATAACACCAAATGGTTCAGGTAAAATTGTTTTAGATGGTATATCTTTTCCAAATGCAGATGGGTCAGCAGATCAAATATTAAAAACCAATGGTTCAGGAGTATTATCTTTTGGCGAAGTATCTGGTGGAGAACAATGGCAATCAGTTAAAACTTCTACATTTACAGCAGTAGCTGGAGAAGGTTATTTTGTTAATACTACAAGTGGTGTTATTACAATGAATTTACCAGCAGGAACTTTAGGAGATTTTGTAAGTTTTATAGATTATGCTGGAACTTTTGATTCTAATACATTTACAATATCAGCTAATGGTTCTGAAAAAATAAATGGTTCAACAGATGATTTAACTGTATCAGTAGAAAGGTCAGCCAATACTTTAGTCTATACAGATTCTACACAAGGTTGGCTGTTAAAGGTTAAATAACAATGGCTACCTATAAGCAAACAGTTGGAACTGCTGTTACCAACTATGCTGGAGATAAACCTGGTGCAGTTGAGGGAGAACTTTGGTACGATAGCACCAATCAACATTTTAAATATCAATATCCTAATACTACTACTTCTGGTTCATGGTCAACTGGTGGTAATTTAAATGCACCTGCTGGAAAAGCACTTGCAGCAGGAGCTGGAACTAAAACTGCTGGAATTATTTTTGGTGGAGATGATGATTCAGGGCCAACTATTGTAGGTAACACAGAACAATATAATGGTAGTTCTTGGACAGAGGTAGCTGATCTAAATACAGCTAGGAGAGATTTAGCAGGTTCTGGTTTACAAACAGCAGCTTTAGCATTTAGTGGAGCTAATCCAGGATCAAGTAATAAAACAGAAACAGAAACATGGAATGGTTCTTCTTGGACAGAGGTTGCAGATATGAGTACTGGAAGAAGAACTTTAGCTGGTGCAGGAACTCAAACTTCATCTTTAGCAATTGGTGGTTATACAACAACTTTTGTAGGACTTGTAGAGTCATGGAATGGAAGTTCTTGGACTGAAGTAGGAGATTTAAATTCAGCAAGAGGTACTTTAGGAGGTGCTGGTGTAGATAACACTTCAGCATTAGCAATTAGTGGAGATATAGGTGAATCATACTCACCAGAAATTTTTAATGGAGTAGAACAATGGGATGGTTCTTCTTGGACAGAAATTGCAAATTTAAATACTGCTAGACAAACCATAGGTGCATCAGGAATAACAACTTCTGCAGTAGCTTATGGAGGAAGTGTTCCTCCCATGACTGGTAAAACAGAAGTATGGAATGGTTCTAGTTGGACTGAAGATGGAGATATGAGTACAGCAAGGTCTGGTGTTGCTAGTGTAGGTAAAAGTAAATCAGAAGCATTAGCTGCTGGTGGATATACTACTGGGCCAGTTACAGCAGCAACAGAAGAATGGACAGGGCCAGGTATTGCAGTAGGTGCTTGGTCTACAGGTGGAAGTTTGAATACAGCTAGACAACAAATGGGATCAGCAGGAACATATACTTCT